ATCCGCAAACAAACAGTTTAGTTCCATTATCGCCAAAGCAGAAACCTCTTGCTTTAGTCTCTTCACTGTGTACACTAAACGATTTACCTGAATAAGATGCTGTTGAAACATCAAATCCTGTTGTTAATGTATATTGCCATATAGTTGGAATATTATGTCCACCTAAAACATACATTGTAGTTCCATCTGAATCAAATTGTACTCCTGATGGTCTTGTTTCTTGAGCACTTACACTAAAACTATCAACAAAAGATGCTGTCGAAACATTAAAACCTGTGCTTAATGTGTATTCATTAACATCATCGCCTGTCCAACCAGTAATAAACATCTTAGTTCCGTCATTATTAAATGCTAAACCATAAGGTGCATTCTCTTGACTGCTTATATCAAAACTAGTTGTAAGAGAGGCTGTTGAAATATCAAAACCTGTGCTTAATGCATATTCATGAACTTTATCTTCCTGTTGACCTACCATAAACAATTTAGTTCCATCTGTATTAAATTCTATACTATTTGCGGCTGTATCTTGACCGCTAATATCTAAAGTACGAACATAAGTTATTGTTGAAACGTCCCAGGCAGTTCCTACTGAATATTCATAAACCCCGTCATTGGCTCTGCCGCACATAAACATTTTAGTTCCGTCTGTGTTAAACTTCACATCTCTTACATCGCCATCAACAGAAGTTAAAGCAGACGAGGCTTGGACAAATGTAAAGAGTCCTGCTCCTATTGGTACTGTATATGTATAATTTTGATCTTCTTCTATTCCTGCTACTGTTAAAATATCTTTATTTTCATCTACACCTAAAATACTTTCATGTAATCTTTTTGCAAATCTATCTGGTACTGTTGTTTCTTGATCTTCTTCTCGAATGGTTATCCATTCTTTATGTTCATCTTCAACATCACTTGTAAAATTTATTTGAAAAACAGAGTGTTGAGTTAATTGATCACCGACATTTCCTGTTATAATATTTGATGCTCCGCCCGGCGATGCCCAAAAAATTCCATTACCTGTAGGATCATTTAAATATTCTGCAATTACTTTTGTAGATATTTCTCTATGAGATTGTGTTCGTGGAACTGTTGTTTTATTTTTAACCCAAAAATAATAATATGGAACCACTTGGCCAGTTTGAGGATTCATTGCTTCTTCTTCGGCCCAATAATAATGTGTTACTCCACTTAAAGTTTTTGTGTATACTTCGCCAGATGCAATTTCTTCATCTATTTCATAATTGCCATTAACTAAAGTAATCCATTCATCTGGGGCAACCGTGCTTTTGGTCCATTCATAAACATCCATTGAAGACCCAGGAAATTGTTCCCCCCAATGTTTAAATGTATAATCTAAATCATTTGGTTGTTCATACTCTATATATCTAACAGTATTTAAATTCCACCAAGATACTCCGACTTCTGAACCACCCCAACATCGTGTTGTTGTTAATGCTTCTTCATCTTGGGTAGTTGCGTTGTACAATGCTTGGTCGTAACCCGAAATAATATCAATTTCTTTTTCTGCAACACCAGGAACAATACCTTTAAAAGGATCCCATACTTCTGCTCTAGCCAATTCTCTATTTTGTTCATAATCATAAACAATAACATTTGCTAATTGTCCCGTGTCTGCTTTTGGTTGTTGTTTGTTTAATTCTACCCATGTTCTATTTTCACTGTCATACTTAAATGTACCCCAACCTATAGATCTATTTTTATACACAATAACAATAGGTTGGCCTGCTTGGAAAGTACCACCTAAATTTTCAGGGTAAAATACAATACTAGTTCCAATAACTTCCCATGCTTTTGAACTACCTGTGCCAGGCTGAAATTGAGTTCTAAATTCTCCTATATATATATCTAAATCAGCCGCTGTTGCAGAATATAGTAAAGCATAAGATGAAAGAATAGTAAACACGCCAGCTTCGAATGCTGGATTATACGATCCAGACCCAGAGGTAGCACCTATTATTTGGTTTTGAATATCATAATATTGATCTGCATAAGCATAATTGTTTGTTACCCACGAATATTTTAGATCGGCAATAGAAGAAAACATGTCAGAAAAACCAGAGAATCGCGATTTCCTAAATACAAATACTTTTCCATATACTTCATTATTACCAACAAATTCATCTATATAAAATTGTTTATCTTCTCGTAAACCGCAAGTTTGACAATCTGTTCCTGTTGGAAAACCTGTTACTTTATGAATTCCATTTAATGCAGGGTTGTTTTCTGCACCTGTTATCATAACATAGTCACCTTCAGACAAATAATGAGCAGACCCTAATTTAATAAGAGCTTCATCTCCTGTTAGATATCCTTTACAAATTTGTTCAATGGCAAAATCATCATCTTGAAGATTAAATGTTGCCCAATCGCCTGCGCCCGCATCCGCTGTCCATACATTAAATAATCCTGCTTCTCCTGCCTCAATCCATCTATCTAATACAGTATTATCAGATGCTTCTGCATCTGTTTTATAATTAAAAGCAGACAAATATATTTTATCATCATCTGCCGGAACATTAACAGCAGGAACTTGGCCATCTGCAAATGTAAAAATATATGTGAAATTACCATTTGCATCAGCACCTTTAGATACACTTGCATCAACTGTGCTTTCTGATAATTGTGAAGAAGGAGTATAATAAGTAAAATCATACTCACCAAATCTAGCAGTAACACCAGTAATACCATAAAGAAATGGATCTGTTGTTGATGTCATTTTAGTGATACCATCTACTGTAAAAAGACATTTTTCTATTACAACTTCTGCTAACATACCACTTGCATGTGTTTTTGTATATTTTGCATTTACTATACCATAAAAACTTTGAGCGGCAGAATCTAATATTCGAGTAGAAAGATATCGTTTACCTTTATATCGTACATAGTATGCTTTTGCATAAGTGTAAGTATCTTTCCAGTTAGGAGTTTGGAGTAATTTGTACAATAAAGAACTATCATCATCTTTATATTTTGTATACAACGATGGCAAATCATCTACTCTAAAAGTTTGATATGTTGTTTCTTCTAATCTAGGATAACCTGCATTAGGTAAATCTTTTTCATATGTTTCAACTTCAGCAATAGTATCAATACTTTGATCAAATTGAACTCTAGTATTAAATTGAACAGCAGGATTAGTAGACGGTTGCTCTAACCATCTACCATCTCCACCTAACATACTAATAGTTGTATCATAATCAAAATCTGTTGCTTGGCCTGGATAAATTTCTCCAAAGTTTATTAATTGCGGATTTGCTTTTATGTCAGTATCTTTAAGTGTAAATTCTTTAGTTGTTTGGGTAGTTGTTGGCCCAAATTCGCCTAACCTAAACATCCATTCTTCTTGCAAATTAATATCAACACTTGCTTCAAGTAAAAATGTGCTTCTAGTTAATCTATTGAAAACTTCTGGAGTACCTTTTAAATGGCTAACCCCTTTCATAAATTGAAATTGAACATCCTCTGAAAGACGCATATTTCTTAAAAATTGTTTCTTTTCGTATCCTATGTTTTTTCTAGCAACATTTATTATATCTTTGTTTAGAGCAGTTTCCTCTGATGCAAAATAATTAGAAGTTATACTGTCTGCTGTTTTATCAAAATTCTCATAAATTTTATCTCCATATACAAAATATCCTGGTGCATATAATGTACCATTCCATTTTGGAGATTTTAAATATTCTATTTTAAATCTAAGTTTTGCATCGCCTAAAATAGGATAATAAATCATATCATCAAAAATAGTTTTATTATTGATTATTAATAAATGTTCATAATCACACACAACGAGTGAGGCACAATAAATTGCCCTATCTTCATCTTTAGGTTTAACTGTAATATAACTTAATTGTCTATCAACATCAATGCTTGTTGAATTAAACAATGATTTATTTACATCTAAATAGAAACTACCATATTCATATTCATTACTTTTCACATGTCCATGATCTGTTTTAAAATATAATAAGTTACCAGCAGGACTTAATTTAATTGATGTATCGTCACCCCATTCTGCTTCGGACCATAATATAAATTGTTGGGCAGTTAGTGTCCAATCTTCATATGCGCCATCTATATTAGGATGTGTAAACTCAAAACCAATATTTTCTAGATATTTTCCATACGCATGTAAAAAGTTATAAACATCATTTGCTGATGTAAATTCTGTACCATAATCTATTCTATCAGTACCTTCTGCAAATTCAGTATATAATTGAATATTGGTTTCACTTACTGTAATTTGAGAAATTGTTGTTTTTAACGTTTTTTGTGTTAAAAAATATGGTTTATTATTATTATAACCATAAACAGCATATCCATTTACTGTTTGAATAATCTCAATACCGCTATAAATAAATTCTTTGTATGGAGCCGAAGTATGAAAATTAATAGTTAAATCATCATTTGGTATAAAGTTATTTGATTTCTCGGATTGCAAACTATCTGCTAACATAGATATTGACGATTTTTTAGAAAATCCTTGCATTTTATAACTTAATTTTGTATTTAATTGTCGTAACTGTCTAGCAAATTCAGTATATATATTATTACCCAAAAACATTAATCTATCAACAATAGGTTGTTGCAACCCTAATACTCGTCTCGATAAACTATTAGTATCTACTTCATTATGAATATATAATTCATTTGAATTATGTCGTTTTTTTGTTTTATTAGATATAATTTGTTTTTCGTGTGATACAGGTAATACTTCTATAGTACCGCCCATGTCGTCATGATATTGACAATAATAATATAATACTTCTGGGGTACTAGATGTAGGCGAAAATGTACGCATTGATGAATTTGTTTGATCCCAGCCTGTTACATATTTTGTACCGCTTCCTCGAGTACCGTCGTATGTTTCGGATAATTCAAAAGGGTGTATAGAATTAGACGAATCTGTTTGATCAAATGTATATACATTACCTGCTTGTAATACCAATTTTTGTTGCTGGATACCGTTTATATAATAAACGAACCAAGAATTAACAGTACTGCCGCCTTCTCCAACTTCAGGTTTGGCCGCTGTTATAGTAATTGTTATTGCTTGAGCATCGCCATCTGTTTTTCTATCTTCTGTATCGTAATGTTTTTCTAAAAATTTTGCTGGATTAATCGAAAACAAAAATTGATTTTCTACATATGGAAACAACGAACTTCGTTGCCATATTGTTTCTATTGGACTGCTATCACCTATAGTCCAATTTTCTTGGGCTCCAATAGCAGTAGGGGCAGTAACTAACAAGGCAGTAACAGGATCTTCTAATGTACCATCTGCGGCAACAGGAAATGTTGCGCCAGGTCTTGTAACAGTAATATCTTGCACAATAGCTTGCCCTGGTTCTGATATAATTCCTCTTTCTAGTGCATCAATCATATTGTTACGTTTAGTAACATTAACCCATTCATAATGGGTATCCCACCACGATGGTTTTCCAATAAAACCTAATATTTCCCAAGGATGTGTGTGCGGTCTATCTGTATCAAAATAATATTTGTATATACCTCTCCAATAACCTATTCCTTCTGCTTGAGTAGATGAATAATTATGAGTAAACGGTTTAGAAGCATCATATCCTGTGTTTTCTAATAACGTTATGCCTCGGGCGAGTTTAAATGTATTAAAATAATTGTCATAAAAATCATTTTGATTTTTTGTTGTATACGGTGTTGTTCTAAAATTGCCAGGCAATAAACTTAAATCTTTGCGTTTAGGTACCGGACTATGTGAATAATATACTATATCATCATTAGTTACAAACTCAGATTGTATATGTCCATAAATTCTATTTTCTAATTCTAATAGTGCTTTGTCTCTATAATCTGTAATTGTATAAGATAAAACAGAACCTGCTCCAGTAATAGATGATTCAAATGCTACTGTTTTTGATCCATCGTGTCCTTCTATTACAACTACTGTTCTAGTACCCGTATCATCAACATAACTCTTTGGAACAAACGCAGGAGCTACACCTAATTTAGCAAAAGTAGGTGGTATAAAACTTAGTCCTTCGTCAATACTAACTTTTATTACAACCTTTCCTGAACTTACCGCTGTTCCTAATTTAACAGTATTTGCAGTAGGATCTAATGTGAATGAAGTTATAAATGTTTCTACATTGTTGGTATCTATTGTATAAACATATACATGATTATGATATTGATTTTTTCTTGTAATTGTTTTGGGTAAAATAAATGTATCAGTGGATGTTGTAACTGTATATGTTTTTTCAACCATATTAAAGTAATATGCCATATCGCTATTAGCAAATGGAAATGTATTATTTTTACCTAAATTAAGATCATATAATGCTTGGTCTACAAGAGCACTTGTTTTTGTGCCGGGAGCCATTGAGGCATATAATTGTTCTATTTTTTGTACAAACTTCTTTTTAAATACGTTATAACTATCAGCAGTATAGTCAAGTGCCAATAATAAATCATAATTTTCATTCCCTAATATTAATCCTAGTTTAAGTAAAGGGGATATTTGTTGATTTATTATTCCACCTAATCTTTTTTCAACCCCCAAACTTCTATAATTATTATTACCAAATGCTAAACCCATTAATCCAGGTTGTCTATTCAATACATCAACAAAATGTGGAAATATTTCTGCATATTGAACTTGCCCTAGCACTTCATTACCAGGATTATTTTTAAGACTATTAGGAACATTATACGCCCATTCGTCTGTAGCACTTGTATCTGTTGTATAAAATTTTACATCTACTATATCGCCTACTATTAATAAATTTTCAGTACTTTGTGTTTGTCCAGATGGCGCAAATACCGGTACACCACCATCAGATACTGTTTCATCTGTACCTGTACTTTCGTGTGGTATAACAATATTTTTACCATTAAAAATATAATGTATATTTCGTTTTAACCTTACCCCTTTATGAAATACTTCTGGCCATCCTTGCTCTAAAACTTCATCCAATAAAATAATTTTACCGGTTCCACTAGGAGAAGAATAATATAATATATCATTTGGTTCTGTTTCTCCAACAGCAAATGTTACTATTCCACTATGTGTATTATTATTTGTTACACCTGTATTATATGCTGATGCACTTGAATCTTGTATTTGAAATGCGGTTGTACCATTTTCTATATCAAATGTGTATGTGTTATTTCTTGCAAGATAAAGAGTAGGATTGGCCCCTGTAAGTTTTTCATAACCATATGCAGATTTTAAATAAAATTCAAAACCAGTTGCAGTTGCTATAACTGTATAATTACGTTCTGGTTCAAAATTTATTGTGCCCAAATCTATAACAAAATCGTCATCTGCATTAGTAACATCTTGTGTAATAGTTATAGGTGTTCTAATTTGTTTATAACTTTGTTGCCAACCATTATCAAAACTGTAATTTGTGGTATCTCGATTAAATTTTCGTAAGTAATATAAACCCGAAATATCCTTTGGTGTAGTGCTTCTATCATATAGATACATTGTTTGTTGGTGTGAATTATTAAACATTAAATTAGATGTATTTGTCGATGACAAATAATTTGTAGTTGCATATGTTAACGCAAACCCTAAAAATTTATCCTCTGATCTGTCAGCAGTAATTTTATCTTCTAAATATTCAAAAACAGTATTACCTAAAAAATCTGTTTCAAAATATTCAGATAAAGGATTAAATGTTGTATCGTATAATTCAAATTTTACTGGAACATTTTTTCTATCTTTTTCTTGTGCTAATTTCCATATTTGTGTTTTTCCATCAAACCAATAATCCTGTCCTTGTAATGTGGTACCATTTAATGAGGTAACAACATCACCATGTGTTGGGGATCCTGATCCTCTTCCATCTGTTTCAAATGTTAATGCAGTTGCGCCGGTATTTGCTGTATTAACTTTATAAATTTTATTTTGATATGTAGCATTTGATGATGCTGTAAATAAAACTCTATCATTATCTAAAACTGTATATCCTTCATGAACTTCAGGGGTCGCACTACCACTAGATAATAAAAATCCATTTGTTCCATCAGCCGGATCCATTGCTTCTGTAATAATAATGTTAACAGGTTTTCTAAAATGTGTACCATAATTATATAAATGTAAATTACGTTCCCATTCTATAATAGGTCGTTGTGCATAATCATCATCAACTATAGTACCATCAATTTTAAATGATTGGGTAAGCCCTAACATTGTATTAACTGCTTTTATAGTATTAATATGATGCCAGTTATTAATTCTAGACCAAGGATTATTATCTCTTGCACATTGTTCCATACAAATATATTCATGAACATAATGTACATCTTTGTTAGCATTCATATATGGGGGCATAGACTTTTGTCCGCCCATTATAAGTAGTTCAACAGCAGATGTTGCATATCCGGTACCTGCTTCTGTAATAGTAGGAGATGAAGAAACGGTTCCTGTAGGCGGATCTATTTCACCTTCTATTATTGCATGAGTTGACGGGCCTCCCGTACTATCATATACATTAAAAAATGGATTATATACATAACCTGTTCCTTGATTGCTTACCGTTACAGAAGATACAACACCAGTTCCTGTGTCTGCTGTACCAAGTGCCAATGTTGGTGTAGCAAGACCCATTGACGTTTCTGTTGTTGTAACTAAAGTACTTTCATCAATCAATGTTATTTTTTCACCTACACCAGTTACTAGATATGTTTTATTATCGTCCGAAAATGCAAGACGCATTCCATTTTCTAAAGTAAGTGTTCTATTACCATGAATTACTTGAGCAGATGTTGTATATGTACGTTTCCCGTTAATATCGCTTGCTTCTTCGCCATGCAATCCTATTAGAGGTAAACCAAACGGTAACCAAACATAACTATTCCAATTAATAAACTTGTCAACATCAATTGGAGGACGCCAAGAATAATTATAATCAGAAAATAATTTATCTAAATTTGTAGTATTAGCTTCAATGTATTTTAATTTACTAATAATATCATCGTAAGGAACAGCAGATTCATATTCTAATGTAGATGGGTTTTGGCTTACAACCGTAGGATCTAATTGATACCTATTATTAAGAGTTGTCTTACTTTCCGAATAAACATCATTTGCTGATGATCGAATTGTACCTACCTTTTTACCAATATAACCTGATTCTATTTTAGGATTACCACTTAGAATCATTTGATCTAATGTAGCATTTAAAAATTTCTTATTAGTATCAGACTGAAGATATTCAGGTAATAAATCAAAAGTAGATCGTTTTTTAATATTTTTACCTGTTGATCCGGGTATGGTATTATTAACCTGATCATCGGTATTGTTACTAGAATAATCTGCCATTTATTTTTCCATTAATAATAACTACCACTACTAGAGCTAGACCCTGATCCAGTTGCAATACCTGTTATGCTTGTTGTTGAAACTGGAGTTTCTATAAGTCCTGCGGCAATTCTTATATTTGTTTCAGTATATGAATCTACTATATCTATATCAGACACTTTTGCGGCACTTATGAAAAGTTCGTGTGCATTGGGTGTAACTTGAAACATATTACCAAATCTAGAATCAGCATTTGTTGGTACAATAACCAATGATGAAATTATACCTATCATATTTCTATGAATATACGCCGCAAGTTCTGTAAAATAAAATGTTTCACCAAAATCCCAATTTTCGGGTTCAAAATAATCATCAATATAATCTACTATTGTTGCTTTTATTTCATTATCAGTTAAACTCGATATTGGATTTTTTACTACTTTAAATTTTGCTTGCAATGCATAATCTGCCTCTATTCCAAATAAAATTTTATATTCACAAGATTTATAAATTATTGTATCGGAGGATGTTTTTGCATCTTCTAATTTTATAAACATTGTTTTTAAATCTTCAGTAGTATAAGAAAGAGGTCTATATTTTGCTCGTCTATCATTTTTAAGCCAATTTCTAAATTCAGTATTATATGTATTTGTTAATACAAAGGTATCAATAATATTTGAAACCGCTGGATCTATTCTTGTTTCTTCACTAGCGGCATGTTTCCATTTAAATCGTACACCTGCTCTACCTGTATACTTTGCATAAATTAAATCTCTAATATAAGACCATTTAGATGTATCAGTGGGTAATATGCCTAAATTACCTGTAATTTTAGATTCATATTCTGCACCATTGTATTCAATTTTGTCCGCCAAATCATATGAAGTAGATGATACCCAGTATTTTATAGTACCATCTGCATTTGTTGGAGGAGGTGTAGTCATTAATGTTTTATAAACATAGTTGTCTACTAATTCATCTGCAATATAAATTTCATTTGATCCTACAATACTTTCAAATGCAAACGGATTGTCTATTACATAATCTTTATTAGTATCTGCAAATTTTAATAATACTCTGCGTGGATCTGTGTAACCATCATCATACGTATAAAACCCTTCTATATCAAAATTATAATTTGCAGTTAACAAGGATGTACCCAATCCGCCGCCTGAGGTTATAAGCGGTTGTAAATTAATATCTAATATTCTAATTTCATCTTTTGTTGATTTTTTTGTTATCTTACTAACTTTACTATCTAATCGTTGATTAAAAAATCTAACATTATTCAAAGATCCAAAATTATATTTTATGGCCCTTGCCAAAAATACCCATTGTTCTGTTTGAAATTCTACTCTTAATATATAACTACTATCCGATTGTGTTCCAGAAGTATCCTCAATTAAACTAAACGATGTTTCTTGGGATTCGCCTAGATCAATTCCTAATATAACTTCATACCGATTATTTCGATGATCATACCGTATACCAAACGAATTATTAAGTTCTAATTGATCTTTAATTGCTGTAATTTCTGTTGAACTAAATTTATTATTATATGCAGGTGCTATACGTTTTATTCTAACATTGTTGGGTATATTTCTAGACAGTGATACAGTACCATAATCTTCTTTAGTTTTACCTGTATATCCCAAACTAGAGCTCGTAACCCCTCTGCCATCTCCGTACACTCCGGTTATACTTGCCCAAGTAGTAGACGATCCTACTACAAATTGACCATTGGTATCTACTTCTGCAAATTCTATATTTGCACCTTCAACTAAAAATTTACCAATCGAATCTAATGAATTTTTTCCAATAGCAACAATATCCGGTGTCGTTGCACCTCTTTCAAAATACCCAGTTGCTTGCCTAGCAGATCCGGTAATTTTTTTCCATGTCCACATTTTTGCGGCCAAAGCAGGGGTTGCTTCATCTGACGATGTAAAATATAAATCGTCCGCCGAATCGCCGCCTGACCAAACAAAATCACTTTTATATTTTTGATAATAAAAATTTTGTACTTCTGATTCTTCTAAATAGGATTGTATATATTGTTCTATTATATCGGTAGCATTTAATGAAGAAGGTAATGTTAATGTTTTTCGTAAAAATGTTTCTTCTTCAAACATATATCCATCATCACCAAATATTGTTAAATCTTTATATGTTCCTGTTGGATCATTGATATCTACATATCGAGTATGACCACTATGTACTCTATTTGTGCTCTTAATCTTTGTAATATTTGTAGATGCTTGTAAAGGATAAACTGCATAATCTGTAGCAGATACCATTCTATTTTGTGTACTGTACACCTGTGGTGCTTTTGTTTGGATGCTTGTATTTGTTTCAGTTAAAGAACTATTTCTTACAGGTTCTTCTAAATCCAATGTTACAATCAAATTATATAATTGTAAATCATGTTTACTGAAATAAGGTAAAGTAATTTCAATATTTTGAATATCATCTGTTCTAATAGTATATTCTTCCCCATTACCTACTCTATACCATACTCTAATAACTCCTTTTGGAGCATTACCAAATCTACCATCTGCAAATTTAATACTAATTGCATCATTGGTATTAGTAACTACTTGAAAAATATCTCTAATATTATTATCAACTGCATTAAAAATAACATTAGAACCGACCACAGTATCAACAGGAGTCCAAATTGTTGTTATTGCTCCATTTTGATCAATAGTTTGTACCCATACATCATCATTAGAAATATTTTCAGTTGTAATATCTATAACTTGATTTTCAATAGGACGATTAATTAAAGTATCTTTAAATTCTAAAGTACCTTGTTTAAAATAAAAGAAAAATCCTGTTTTAGCACTAGAATTCCCTTTCCCATCATTAAGATATAAACATCGCATAGCAGAATCTGGATCAGGATATGGCTCAAATAAACCTAAGGTCGAATCAACATCGACATTTGTTATTTCAAATGGTATAGATTCTCCTTGAACTGTACCAGCAAACGTATGAGTCACATTTTGTTGTGTTTGAGAATTCATTTTATAAATTTCAGTTTTAACACCATCTAATGTTGCTGTTTTAAACGGTGTACCAAATTGTGTAGTACTTCCAAAAGAAGAATTTAATATCATTAAAAATTGTTCATATGCATTTGCATTTGTGGAATCATTCCATGTAACATCTACATTTAATATATTATTACCATCAGAATCAATTAATGCTTCTGTTGTCCGTATTGTTTTAATTTTTAATACTCCACTAGAATTTATATTTCTAGTAGGATTATATCCTAAGAATCTAGCTAATTTTAATATTGAATCTCTGCTTTGAGCAGTTTCCATAAAATTTTCACGAGTAGCAAAATCAATTCTAAAAGCAAGATTATGGCCCATAAATGCTATTAGATCCATTAAACTAATAAATTCAGATGATTGAATCCAATCATTGTAATCTTCGGGGTAGTTTAATCTTATGTAATCTACCATAGCCGCTTTTAATGTATCAAAATCATATGCTTGAAAATTAGATTGAGCAAATGATTGATATTTTGCTATGTAATCTTCTGCGGCAAATAAAACATCTTGTCGTGTAGCCATTTGTTTATAATCCTTCTTCTAGTTCTCGGTCAAACGTTAACGCCATAACTTCTAATTGGTCTGTTGGTTGGTAAAATAATCTTAATTGTACACTTAACGCATTATCGCTTGAATAAGTGTTTACTCCTTCTAATCTCCATCTAGGATCGTTTGCTACAATATTAATGCAATCTTCTTTAACTGCTTCTTCGGTTGTATCATTCCATGGTTCAAACATTAATTGCCAAATCATTGAACCAAAGCCGGGACTCATAACTCTTTCCCCTTTTTTGGTATGAAAATGATTTATTAAATCTTGTTTTGCCAACTCTATATCATGTAATTTTCTAGTTGTTGGTCCTTGCGCTGTCGAAAAACCTTTAAATAATGTCTTTGCCATGGTATCCTTAACAGATTATATTGTATTTATTGAAAAATTAAACTACATATTTAATTTTTACTTGACAAATAATCTATAGAGTGTATAATATATGTATAAGTTAAAAACAAAAAGAACCAAAAGACTGATAAATAATTTAAGTAAGTATTAGGATATTTAAATGAAAATCAACGAAGTATGTACTAAAACGCAATGCGTTGTTCAAATGGGGCCTAAACGTGGATTTGGCGCAGGTGATGTAGATCCGAAACTTGCTAATGCCGCAGGTAAAGTCCAAGATGCCAAAGACGATAAAATGATGAAGCAAGCCGAGATTGAGGATGAAAAATTTTATAGGATGAAGGATCACGGAGAACGGCAAAATAAACCCAAAACATTAATGCAAGCAGTAGGCGAAGCATCATTCGATCTTCCATCTTCGGACTTTAGACATACACAAAATTTTAGTGTAAACACAGGCAAAGAATTAGAATTTGCCAAATATATTGCTAGACAACTAGAAACAATGGGTGTTACAAAAGAACAAGCAACACGATTATATAAGGCATCAAAGGATGGTGATTATAGTTGGGTCGAACGATTTGGTAAAAGTCCTAAATTGAAACAACTTATTGGTCACAATATTGGAACCGCAATGACAAGTAATGCAGTAGCAATTCACAATGGCATGGGATTACTTGCAGGCCTACTTAAGGTACAACCCAAACAAACTAGAATACCTACACCATCTCAGGTACCAGACGATTTGCAACCCGGCGGTCACGATACAGATGAATATCTCCAAGCAAAAGATGCCAAACAAGCAAGACAATATTACGACAGAGATATGAACTGGAGTGGTCTACGTTAACCCTTACCTAAAGGGAAAAAATGGTAAAAGATTGGGCTAATACCTTTCACAAAACTTTTAAAATAGTCGAAAATCCTAATACACAATATCCTATGGTCCGTGTATTACGTTATGTAATATGCAGAGACGGATTCCAATTTTCTCTTCAAGCAGGTCCTTCCCATTACAGTGAACCAAAAGCAATAGCAGATTATTACTCAGCTTTTGAAATAGGTTATCCGTCTGCTGAAGAATCTTTGTGGGAACAGTGGATAGAACCGGGCAACGAACCAACCGAAAGTGTTTATGGTTGGGTTCCTCAAGATGTAATAAATGCAGTAATCAAAAAACATGGTGGTATAGACGAACGAGAATTTATCAAAGAAAAATTAATAAAATAAATACGTGTATGACAGGACCACACGTAGAAGACCATTTATCAGAATGGCAAGAAGTAGAACAAGAACGAGATTATTATCAGGCACAATATGAGGCAGTTCAAAAAGAATTAGTCAAAGTAAAAAAAGAACTAGATGATATTAAAAAAGTTTATTTTAAAGACGGACACTTTTAACTCAGAAACTATATATGAAACTGATAACGGGTAACGCAAATACCCAACTTGCTATTGATATTGCTAAAATTGCCGGCATAGATTTATGCGAAACTCTAGTTACTAGATTCGCAGACAACGAAATCTGGGTAGAAATAAAAGAAAATATCCGTGGCGAAGATGTTTTCTTAATTCAAAGTACATGTAATCCAGCAAATGATAATTTAATGGAATTATTAATACTTGCCGATGCTTGTAAGAGGGCAAGTGCAGGCAGAATTACGACTGTGATGCCTTATTACGGTTATGCCAGACAAGATAGGAAACCAGCAGGGCGATCGCCTATTACTGCAAAACTTGTTGCTAATATGATTGAAGCCGCAGGTGTTGATCGTGTATTAACAATGGATTTACATGCAGGACAAATTCAAGGTTTCTTTGATATTCCAGTAGATAATTTATATGCTCAACCGTTATTTGTTAAAGACTTATTAACAAATCCTATGGTTGAAAATGGGAGAGCCATAATAATTTCACCTGATGCAGGCGGTGTTCCTCGAGCAAGAGCGATAGCAAAACAATTAAATCTAGATATTGCAATTATAGATAAGCGAAGAGATCGTGCAAACGAATCTGAGGCTATGAACGTCATCGGCGACGTTTTAGGAAAGCAATGTATAATAGTAGACGATATAATAGATACAGGCGGAACACTTGTAAAAGCCGCCAAAGCATTAGAAAACGAAGGCGCAGAAGATGTACAAGCCTACATAACACATGGGGTATTGAGCAACGATGGCGCGAAGAGGATGGAACATTCAGCGATGTCCCGGTTAGTAATAACTGATACTATACCAACAAAAGAAAACAGAGTATTACGAATTCTATCAGTAGCAAATATGTTTGCAGAAGCAATTCGTAGGGTACACCATGATGAATCTATATCAGTGTTATTTGACAAAGCAGAATATATACCTTAATGTATGATCACGATGCTTGGATAAAATGTCATCCTGATGACTTGTGGATATTTGACAAACTAATTCTTGCCAAAAAATTAGGATACCTATGTGGACCTGCTGAAGTAGCAGTACCAAAATCAAATAATTATATAGTTAGACCTTGTGTTAACCTTGCTGGTATGGGCATAGGTGCCGAAGTACGTTTTTTAGAAAAAGGTAAATGGGATTTAAAACCAGGTTATTTTTGGTGTGAGCTATTTGAAGGCAGACATTTAAGCGTAGATTATGCAATAGACAATTCAGCTCGTATAGTACAACAAGGAATAACAACAGAAGGATTTAGAAATAAGGCTAGTCCTTTATGGAAATTTGATAAATGGATACGGGTTAATGATAAATTTAAAATTCATTTCATGTTAACAAAACTTAAAGGTTCCTACGAACATATAAATTGTGAATTTGTAGGCGGTAAGCTCATCGAAATGCACCTAAGACCTAATCCAGATATGGGTGAATTTAATGAAATAATTCCTGTATGGGAAGGCGAATTATCTATACCTCCAGAAGGATATACTTATGTTGAAGATAAAGACTACAATAGGCTCGGCTTTTTCAAGCGTTAAAAACCATTTTAAAGAAAGTTATCGGTTAAGCAAAGTTGCATTTTATAGTGAACTTTGTGAAGCGGTATTAGTAGGTGGTGCAAGTGCCATATTAACTTTCACAGTTTTAGATCCTGCTACAAAAATATTCATTCCTATGTATTTTATAGGTAGTGCATTAGGTGTTATAAGCACCGTTATACGCAAAGCCTCCTTTGCAACTGTTCTCACAGGATGGTTTACAATAATGAATTTTATTGCATTAATTAAACTTTTCGGTTGACAAATATATTAAAGATAGTGTAATATATGTAGTATTAAACTTTGTCAAGAGTACCAAATGACTATGAATGAATGGGATTTTGTACACGAAGATGTGGCTCCAATAGATATCGGTTTATTTGATATGGA